GCGTTGGTAACCAGTGATTTGTTTCTGGTGTTGCCCTGCAGATCTCAAAAATTTTGTTTAAGTGCTCCAGGTCCTGGACGTCTCCGGCATCATGCCACCTGAACCATTTTTGACGCTTGATCACGGTGATCATGGCATCGACCCACAACGGTGACCGCATTGCTTTAAGTCTTCGATATTGCGCTTCCTTAATTGCTTTGTATCTTGTATAGTTACCCTTCAGGGCATAGCACATCGAACAGACGCTGCCTTTTACCTTCCGGAGCTTAGAGCCCGTTTTGCATTCCCAGGCCGGGAGGCTGTAGCTCAGGCCCGGCATCTTAGAAGTTTTAGTAAATGAGTCTGTAATTATTTTTGCTTCTTTTATTTTCATAATATCCTTTATAATCCTATAATCTCAACTTGTCAAGCTTGCGGCTTGCTGCCTTTGGCTTGAAGCTCGGGCCTTACGCTTGCCGCTTGTAGCTTGTTGCTTGTTGCTTACAGGATGATTTCAGAGCCCTTCTCACAACAAGCAATTGACCAGTGTCCGCAGTTATAAAGCCGCCTCGAACTTAATCGCCAGGGCAACCATTCACTGATCCCAGGTCCTGTCTCTTGTAACCCTTCCGGCTGGGCGTACAGGACCAGGGATCATGAGTCATCTTCTAACACTCCAATACATTTGTCCTCACCGTTTGGAAAACCTGTTAGCTCATCAAGCATTTTATGATTATCGTATCCCAGCTTGATACAGGCGTCTTGAATAGCATCAAATGTAAACAACATATTTTTTGTTATTTGCATCATTCCTGGTCTTGTTTCTTTTGGTATTATTTTCATTAGTTCCTCGCTTTCTTATAAGTTATTACTGGGTTTATGCATGTTGTATATCTATTAATAATTGGATCCCAGAAACACATTAATTTATTTCCTTTATAGTCTTCCCAAGTTCTGCAACCCTCTTTGTTTAAATGTCCAACTCTTCTAATAGTCTTTTTATATTTCTTTGCGAACCAAGAAACAACAAATTCTGTTTTTTCTTCAATCTGTGTTGCTTCTTCTAATAATTTTTCTATATCCATTTGTTATCCTTTCTACCTGGGATAATAAAATATTATCCCAGGTATGTCAAACATTAATTAATCGTACCAGCAGGCGGCAGGGCCTTCACATCTTGTTTCCAGCTCAATCCGTCTTTTTGTAAGTTAGTGTGCAACTTCTCTTTTAAACTATCCGGGCTGCCTGCCTCCATGATCTCTTTGTATGAAGCCCTTTTATTTTCTTCGAGTATTGCAAGCACTTTACCTTCTGGCGTTTTCTTAATCTGCTCCCGTGCAAGATCCCCGGCCCAGTCTCTTATCTGTTCCCAGCAATCCTCGGGAGTTATTTTATTTCCATAACCAGACAAGCCAAAATCCTTCTCTTTAAATTTATAATTTATATCTTTTTTGCCCTGTTTGGTTTTGCTAAAGAACCTAGCAGCTTTACTCATTTTTTGTTTTACAGTTTCAATAGCTTTTTCTAGCTCTTCAATAATTGGCGTTGCGCCTATCTCATCTGCTAGATTTTTTTCAGCTATCTCAATTGCCTCAGCTTCTATTGACTTTAGTTTTAATTCAGCAGCACTAATTAAAGGATCATAGTTTCGATTTAATTCTGAAACAAAATGATCTCGCTGCCATTTTTGCATTGTGCTTTTAGTCATATTATTTTCCTTTCTGATTTGTTTTTATCACTTGACAAATAACCTGTCAAGTATTATATAGGATATAGCGTCTGTTTGTTAGTTCCGACGTCGTTAAACTCAAACTAACGGGATTGACCCTGTATCACACCGCCAGCTGCATGGCCGTCTTTACAGGGACTGATCCCAGGTCCAGTAGCTACGTGCCGGATAAGCTCCCGCGGGGCAACTGCTGGACCTGGGATCAGCGGGACGGGTTCGCGACTGTACCGGTAGCGGCCCGCTGGTCAATAGTGGTCCCAAACGATTTCCAAAATCCGAAACTTTTTAAATTATTAATTTACTATATGTAGTAGGGGTCCCACAGGGTACGTATATATAGCAAGTTTTGTATGGTTAAATCCCTCAAAATCATTATAAAGGTAAATTAAACATGTAAAAAAATTTTACAAAAATTTTTCGAAATGCAACTAGATATAGATAAAATAAATAAACTACCACCCGATGTCAGAAAAAGAGTTCAAAAACTTTTAATCAAGTACAAAGAAGAAGATAAAAAAGAACTTGCACAGAATGACTTCTTGGCATTTACCAAAACTATTTGGCCTGAATTTATTGAAGGTGAGCATCACAAAACAATTGCAGATAAATTTAACAAACTAGCAACAGGAGAGATAAAAAGATTAATAGTAAACATGCCACCAAGACATACGAAGTCTGAGTTTGCATCAACACTACTACCAGCATGGATGATTGGTAAAAATCCAAAGCTTAAAATCATACAGACAACACACACAGGAGAACTCGCAGTTCGTTTTGGTCGTAAGGCTAAGACACTGATTGATTCTCCAGAGTATCAAGAAATATTTAAGACAAGACTAAGAGAAGACAGCCAGGCCGCTGGTCGCTGGGAAACTGCTCAAGGTGGCGAGTATTTTGCTGCCGGTGTCGGTGGAGCAATCACAGGTAGAGGTGCTGATTTATTAATAATCGATGACCCACACTCTGAACAAGATGCCATGAATATTGGCGCATTAGAGAAAGCATACGAATGGTACACATCAGGTCCAAGACAACGTTTACAACCAGGCGGAAAAATAGTTTGTGTTATGACTCGTTGGAATGTAAAGGACCTAACAGGAATTCTTTTAAAGAACCAATCAGAACCCAAATCGGATCAATGGGACTTGGTAGAGTTTCCGGCAATAATGCCGAGTGGTAAGCCAGTATGGCCGGAGTATTGGAAGATCGACGAACTGGAAGCAGTTAAAGCATCACTATCACTCGGCAAATGGAATGCACAGTGGATGCAAAACCCAACATCAGAAGAAGGTGCGATTTTAAAAAGAGAGTGGTGGCAGGACTGGGACAAGGATTATATCCCAACACTGGATCATGTCATACAATCTTACGATACCGCGTTTATGAAAAAAGAGACTGCAGACTACAGTGCGATAACGACATGGGGAGTCTTTCGTGAAAACGAGGATGGTGCACCAAAATTAATTTTATTGGATGCAGTAAAAGATAGATTAGAGTTTCCTGATTTACGTAGGGTTGCAAAAGAGCAGTATGATTATTGGGAACCTGAGACAGTGTTGATTGAGTCTAAGGCATCAGGTTTACCACTAACGTACGAATTAAGGCAGATGGGTATACCTGTAGTAAATTACACCCCATCTCGTGGAAACGATAAACATACTCGTGTAAATTCTGTTGCACCTTTATTTGAATCTGGTAGTATATACGCACCTTTGAATAAACAGTTTGCTCAAGAGGTTATTGAAGAGTGCGCTGCGTTTCCGTATGGGGACCATGATGATTTGGTTGATAGTACAACACAAGCAATCATGAGATTTAGGCAAGGTGGTTTATTAAATCATCCAGAGGACTATCAGGATGAAAGTGCTCCACCAAAACAGTATAAATATTATTGGTAAACTATGGGTGCAATTGCAAGATTTTTATTAGCTTTAGAGAGACTCGCTAGAAGAAGAGGATTAAAAATAGAAGATGCATTTAGATTTGCTAAACAAGAGTTTGGTGAAATGACTCCGCTTCTTAAAAAACAAATCGAAAATGTTTTTTCAAAAATTAAAAAACCAGTGATTGGTAAACCTGGTAAGAAAGAAGGAGCAGTTCTTCCGATGGTAAAAGAGATAGCCAAAAAAGAAGAAGGTATAGGTTCTTTAGATGTATCAGAATTAGATGAATTTAATTTATCAAAAGACGACCCAATCGGTGATCTAGAAAAAATTGTAAAAGGTGAGGGTGATACAGGACTTCCTAAAAATCCACGAAGACCTGGTGGATCCTTGGATCCAACACTAGGGTTAACTAGAACTCTTGCTAGAAAAATACTAGAGAGAAGAAATATTGATATAGGTAAGAACGATCCAATAGATATTTTTGATAAAACATTTGGAACAGATACAGCAATCGACGTTAAGAATCTTGCAGATGAATTATTAGAGATGGAAGCGATGGGTAAAACGCCTAAAGACTTAGATACAATTTTACAACAAAGCGGTTTGTTTGATGTAGAGATACCTGAGAACCCAGCACAAGGCATGACAGATGATGAGTTGTTAGATCTTATGCAAAAAACTGAAGAGGAAGAAATATTAAAAGACTTTGATCCAAAAGGTAGAAAGCCAAATGCAACAGGCGGCAGGGCTCAAGCGGCAAGTGGCGGGTTAGCTGGTATATTAAAGTTATAATGAAACTACATGAGTACAACCAAATGATGGCGTATCTTTTACGTCCAAGAACAAATATGATAAAAGGAAAAAAATCAGGACCACCGCCAAAATCAGGCCCAGACGCACAAGGGTTGAATATTGATTACAATACTGTTAAGACAGTGAAACTGGAGAAAACAAATGGCAGAAATAGACAAGTCTTTACCGAACGTAAAGCAAACAATAAACGTTCCTAGTCCTGAAGAAGTACAAGTAGATATACAGGAAGAACAACAAGAACAAGATTCACCAATTGATATTCAACCAAATGAAGATGGTAGTGTTGATATAAATTTTGACCCATCAATCGGAAGCAAAGAACAAGGAGAGGATCACTTTGCAAATCTAGCAGAACTGCTTCCTGAAGAAGTTTTAGCTCCTATCGGTCATGAGTTATATGAAAACTATACAGACTACAAAGCATCAAGAAAAGACTGGGAAACTTCTTACACAAAAGGTTTAGATCTTTTAGGATTTAAATACGAAGAAAATACGGAACCATTCAAAGGTGCATCTGGTGCAGTTCATCCAGTATTAGCAGAAGCAGTAACACAGTTTCAATCTTTAGCTTACAAAGAATTATTACCATCACAAGGTCCAGTTAGAACTCAAATCGTTGGGGCTCCGACTCCAGATAAAGAGCAACAGTCTTTACGTGTAAAAGAGTTTATGAATTATCAAATCATGTCAGAGATGAAAGAGTATGAGTCTGAGTTTGATCAGATGTTATTTTATTTACCACTGACTGGTTCCACATTTAAAAAAGTTTATTACGATGAGATTATGCAGAGAACAGTATCTAAGTTTGTTCCTGCAGATGATTTAATTGTTCCGTATACGGCTACCTCATTAGACGATGCGGAAACAATTATTCATGTAGTTAAGATGTCAGAAAATGAATTAAGAAAACAACAAGTGGGTGGTTTTTATAGAGATATAGAATTAACACCTGGACAAGATAACGAGACAGAATCTGAAAAAAAAGAACGTGAATTAGATGGCATGAGTAAAAGCAGAGACCAAAGATTATTTACTCTGTTAGAGTGTCATGTAAATTTAGACATTGAAGGTTTTGAAGACATGGACTCACAAGATGAGCCAACAGGAATTAAACTCCCCTATATAGTTACAATCGAAGAGGGATCACGTGAGGTATTATCGATTAGAAGAAACTATGAAGTGGGAGATGCATCAAGAAGTAGAATACAATATTTTGTGCATTTTAAATTTTTACCAGGTCTTGGTTTTTATGGTTTTGGTTTGATACACATGATAGGTGGATTATCAAGATCAGCAACAGCGGCTTTACGATCGCTCCTTGACGCCGGAACCCTGTCTAATCTACCAGCAGGATTCAAGATGCGTGGTATCAAGATGCGTGACGAGGCACAACCGATACAACCTGGAGAGTTTAGAGATGTCGATGCACCTGGCGGAAATTTACGAGATGCATTCATGCCTTTACCTTTCAAAGAACCATCAGGCACATTATTAAATTTAATGGGTGTCGTGGTGCAGGCAGGACAGAGATTTGCGTCTATCGCTGATTTACAAGTTGGCGAAGGCAATCAAAATGCTGCAGTTGGTACAACTGTTGCCATGTTAGAAAGAGGATCTAGAACAATGTCAGCAATTCATAAAAGATTATATGCTTCTATGAAACGTGAGTTTGGTTTGATGGCTAGAGTTTTTAAACTTTACTTACCTCCAGTTTATCCGTATGATATTGTTGGCGGTCAAAGACAAATCAAGCAATCTGATTTCGACGACCGAATAGATATATTGCCAGTTGCGGATCCGAATATATTTTCTCAAACGCAGCGGATATCACTCGCTCAAACGGAGATGCAACTGGCAGCTTCTAACCCTGGAATTCACAATCAATACGAAGTTTACAGAAACATGTACGAAGCATTAGGTGTAAAAGATATAGATTCAATCTTAAAAAGACCAGAACAGCCAATGCCAAAGGACCCGGCACTAGAACATATTGATGCGTTAGCTGGTAAACCATTCCAAGCTTTCCCTGGACAAGACCATCAGGCACATATTACAGCGCATTTAAACTTCATGGAGACAAACATGGTGAAAAATTCACCCGTGGTTGCAGCAGCCATACAAAAAAATATACTAGAGCACATAAGTTTGATGGCACAAGAGCAAATCGAGGTAGAATTTAGAGAAGAATTACCAAAACTAGCACAAATGCAACAGATGGCGATGCAAAATCCACAAATTCAACAAGAAATGCGTATGCTTACAGAGCGAATTGAGTCTAGAAAAGCAATTTTAGTGTCAGAAATGATGGAAGACTTTAAAAATGAAGAGAAAAAGATTACTTCACAGTTTGATAACGACCCAATTGCTGCATTAAGAGCAAGAGAACTAGATTTACAGGCTAGAGAAAACGCTAGAAAAGAAAAAGAAGGTGAGGAGAGACTAAATCTTGATAAAATGAGAGCCATGATGAGTGATCAGAACCAAGATGAGAAGTTAAAACAGAATGAGGAGCTTGCAAAAATGAGAGCGGACACTTCTATACAAAAAACTATCTTGAGTAAGACCATACCACCTGCAAAAGAAGTTCCGGATGCTATTTCAATAATTAGAAAAGGAGATTAACATGTGGTTTTCAGCATTAAAACTTGGATTAAACGCAGCGACGCACATCTACAAGAAGAAACAAGAGACAAAAATGAAGATGGCCGATGCACAACT